ACGCATCATCACTAACTTGGACTTCTGTTAACACTTCTGCTCTTGGATCTCAACCTTCATTTGCTCAAATCTCAACAAGCAATTCAACAGCAGCAACTCCAGGTGAACAAAACTTTTCAACCCTTGCACAGATTAACGGCTTCGCTGAAATTGACTTAGGTAAGTTAAAAGAATTAACTAACTCTGCTATTGGTGGTTATTCTAACTATCCTGATGGTCCAGACGTGTTAGCAATTGTTGTTAGAAATCTTTCTGGATCAAGCGCAACATGTAACATTAACTTATTCTGGTCAGAAGCGCAAGCATAAATATACAAAAATAGAGGAAATTCAAAATGGCAACCCAAGTACAATTTAGACGAGGAACTACTACCCAGAACAATGCGTTTACTGGAGCGAATGGTGAGTTTTCTGTCGACACTGATGTAAAAACAATTCGACTTCACGATGGTGTGACTGGTGGCGGTGCAGCCATTATGATGAACACCACTACTGCTCAAACTGCGCTTAATAAAACTTTTAGTACTGGTTCTGTGTGGACTGGTACTGCAGTTGCTTTAGCATATGGTGGTACTGGTTCTTCATTAACTGGCGTTCCTGGTGCTGTTGCTTATTCTGGAGCTTCTGGTTTTGGTCTTTCTGCTGCTGGTACTTCTGGTCAGGTTTTAATTTCTGGTGGTACAGGTTCTCCAGTTTGGGTTAATGCTGCGTCATTAACTACTGGTACTGCTACTGTTGCTACAACTGCTACTAACATTGCTGGTGGTTCTGCTGGTCAGTTGGTTATTCAATCAGATACTAACTTATCTGCATTCATTACTGCTGGCGCAGCTGGTACATTTTTACAATCAGCTGGTGCTGGTTATTCTCCTACTTGGGCAGCTGGTCAAGTTACTGTCGGTTCTACTGCTATTGCTCTTGGCGCAACTGCTACTTCTTTGGCTGGATTAAACATTCTTGCAGCCACTGGTACTAGCCATTGGACAATTCCAAATGGTACTACTGCTCAACGTCCAGCTTCCCCTGCTGTTGGTATGATTCGTTACAACTCTACGTTAGTTGGTTTCGAAGGTTATTCCTCAGGCTCTTGGTCTTCACTTGGTGGTGTATCTTCTGTTGATAAGTTTACATATATCCAAGCAGAAACTTCTGCTGGTGCTTCTAATGGTGAACTAGAATTCTTTGTTGAAAATAGTGCTGGTAATGCTGCTCAGAAAGCAATGGGTATTACTAATGCTGGTGTTACTATTGCTGGTAACTTAACTGTTGATGGAACAACTACTACTATTAATTCAGTAACTTTAACTGTTGATGATAAGAATATTGAATTAGGTTCTGTTGCTTCTCCTACTGATACTACTGCTGCTGGCGGTGGTATTACCCTTAAAGGTGCTACTGATAAAGTTATTGATTGGAATGCAGCTACTGGTTGGAGACTTGAGGATGATATAGCAACACGCAGATTGTTTACTGGAACTACTTCTAGCACAACTGCAACTTCTATTCTGGCTGTTTCTGCTTCTACGTATCGCTCTGGTGTTATTGAGATGCAAGTTGTTAATAGTACATCATATAGAATCTGTCGTTTAATGTTTGTGCATAATGGTACCACAGTAACTATATCTGAAAATTATTTGGTTGGTTTAGATATTCAAACTGCCAATACAGCTACTACATTTACTGCAGATATTAGTGGTGGTAATGTTCGTATTCTCGCTACTGCGGCAAGTGGAACTTCTACAATCAAGGGTGAGTGTACTCTATTCAAGGTATAATTAAATGGCAATCCCAACAAGTAGAGAGAGTCTAAAGCAATACTGCCTCAGAGATCTAGGTGCTCCAGTTTTGGAGATCAACGTAGATGATGATCAGTTAGAAGATCGTATTGATCAGGTTCTAGATTACTGGCGTCTATACCACTACGAGGGTATTGAACAGATTTATCTTAAGTGTCAAATTAAAGCATCTAGACTAACTATTACCACGGGTAATGCTGCTTCTTTTAATTTAGAACAACCTGTCGTTGGCGCTACTTCTGGCGCAACAGCAACTGTTACTAGAGAAAATGATACAATTTCTTCTGGTAATACTTTAATTGTTAAGAACGTAGTTGGCACTTTTGTTGCTGGTGAAACTATTACCAGTGGCGCACTTACTGCAACTCTTGGTTCAGGTACTCCTTGCGTTCTTGGTGAGTACGATAAGAAATATGTAGATATCCCTGACGCTGTTTATGGTGTCACTAAAGTTCAGAGTATTGGTCAAGCATCTTCTTCAAAGAATATCTTCGACTTACAGTATCAATTACGCTTAAATGATTTGTATGATTTAACTTCTACATCAATCATTTATTTTAAAACTGTTATGGGTCATTTGGCTTTATTAGACTTAGAGTTAAATGGTCATACACTGTATCGTTTCAATCGTTTACAAAATCGTTTGTATCTAGATATTAACTGGCAATCCGATGTATCATTCGGTGATTACATTATTGTCTACGCATATCGTGCTTTAGATCCAGCTGAGTTCTCAAAGGTATGGAATGAGAATTGGATCAAGCGTTATACTGTTGCTCAATTCAAACGTCAATGGGGTACTAACCTAAAGAAATTTACAGGTCTACAACTTCCAGGTGGCGTAACATTAGATGGCGATAAGTTATATGCTGAAGCCATGACTGAAATTCAAATCTTAGAAGACGAACTGCAAAATAAATCTGCTCCTCTAGAATTCTTCTTAGGATAAAATGTCAACAACAAATGTATATTTTTCTCAGGGAACTAAAAACGAACAGCACCTGATTGAAGATATTATCATTGAATCTCTAAAGATTTATGGTAATGAAATATTCTACATTCCAAGATCCTTAGTATCTAAGGATAATGTTCTCGGTGAAGATCGCCTTTCTCAATTTAAAACTGCATTTCCTATTGAGATGTACTTTGAGAACGTAGACTCGTTTGGTGGACAAGGTGCGTTTATTCAGAAGTTTGGTTTAATGATTGAACAGTCTGCAACTCTGGTAGTTGCTCGTAGACGTTGGGAACAATTAGTTGGTCGTTATGGTCAAACTCAAATACCTTCTCGTCCAAACGAAGGTGACTTAATTTACTTTCCACTGACTGGTAGTTTGTTTGAACTTAAATTCGTTCAACATCAAGACCCATTCTATCAACTTGGCAAACTATATGTTTACAAACTTCAAGTTGAACTATTCCAGTACTCTTCAGAAAGAATCGATACTGGTATCGCTGAGATTGATACGTTTGAATCTCTTAAAACATTCAGTACTAATACAACTAGAAATATTCACGGTAGAGTGGCAACCATTACAATGACAAATAGTGGCACAGGATATACTTCTGTTCCAACAGTTACCCTTATAAGTTCTACTGGTATCGGTGCTACTGCAACAGCAATTAGAGGAACATCTGGAACTAATCTTAATAAGATTACTGGTGTAACTATTACTAATCAAGGTACTGGCTATCAAACTGCTCCAGTTGTTAGTTTTACTGGTGGTGGTGGTACTGGTGCTGCAGCAACAACTACTCTTGATATTGATATTAAGAAATCCTCTGATGGCTTTGGCGAAAATGATTCTTTCAAAGATGCAGCTACTGGTGTTATTAACTTTGATGATCAGAATCCATTCGGAGAAATAAACAATGCTTAATGGAAATGTTTATTACCATGGTTCTATAAGAAAAGCCATTGTGGCTTTCGGTCGTTTATTCAGTGACATTTATATTGATCGTAAACAAGGCGACTCTGTTGCTGGTACTACTATTCAGCGTTTACAAGTTCCACTTTCTTATGCACCAAAAGAAAAATGGTTAGTTCGTTTAGAGCAGCAACCTGATGTAGAAAATAATGTAACTATGGTTACGTTACCAAGAATGTCTTTTGAAATTAATAGTTACGCATATGATTCTTCTCGTAAGTTGAATCGCATGCAACAAATTAAAACTGATGTATCTAACAGCACAAAGCCAACTGTGTATACACCAGTTCCATATAATGTGGATATATCGCTTTATATCTTGACAAAAACTCAAGAAGATGGTCTACAAATTATTGAACAAATCCTACCTACGTTTACTCCAGAATATACTTTGGCAGTTAACGTAGTTCCTTCGATGGGAATTACAATGGACGTTCCTATTATCCTAGAGAGCGTAAGTGTTGTTGATGAGTATGATGGTAATTTTCAAGATAGAAGGTTCGTTACTCATACATTAAATTTCCAAATGAAACTTAACTTATTTGGTCCAGTTTCTGATCAAGGTATTATTACTGAAGTTAATGCCAACATCGGGCAAAATGAATCAACTGG